CTGGCCACAAAACAGCAAAGGAGATTTGCTGCCTTCCCTCTGATGGATTAAATAATCCGTGGCATGGGCGCGTTTGGCTTAACCCGCCCTATGGTCGAGAGCTTGAGTTTTGGCTTGATAAGTTAAAGCGCCACGGCAACGGAATTGCGCTTTTGTTTTCGCGCACTGATACGAAATGGTTTCAGTACGCAAAGCCCGATATGCTTTTCATGCTTGAGGGCCGAATAAAGTTTTTGCGTCCTGACTTCACCGAATCAACAAACGCCGGACACGGCTCAATGCTTTTAGCCTATGGCCGCGAGAACGCTGGCGCAATATTGTCGTCGAAACTTAAAGGGGTGTGGTTGAAATGAAAAGGTTTGAAGAACTGCGGGATGAGTTTGCTCCCATATACGATGGAACAACCTGTTCATCGGCTAAAGTAAATGCGTGGAAGGACGGCGCGGATTGGGCACACTCAAAGCTTAAATCCGAATACGACCGCCTTGAGGCGATGTGTGAGCGGCTGGATGCGGCGCTTGAGTGTAAATGTCCAACAACTCGTGAATGTTTTAAATCTGGTGAGTCTTGGTGCTGTCCAGCTTGTCAATTAGACGACGATACAGGAATACGCGAAATTTTATCCGAATACCGCGCCATGAAGGGGGAGAAGTGAAACAAAATTGGACTCGACTCCTTAGAATGATTCTGCGCCTAGAGTTTAATGCAGGTCACTTGGATGGGCGCTTTAGAACGCTTTTCTTGCGGCATCACCAAAACGCGGACGAGATTGTTTTGAACAAAGCCGGTGAGCCCCTGGCGGCGGTGTATTTTCATCCAATGGGCAGGCACCAAGAAGAGTTTAAGTCTTTAATGAGGGCGGTTAGAGACCGCGTTGAATATGATTGCGACCAAACTAAAATGCCGTGCCCCGATAAAGACATAGACCCGCTTGGCTAACTTGCCGCTATAAGCCAATCAAATTCCTTTGACTCTGTTTTTTACCCTCGTGATGCTTGATGTTTTACGGGGGGTAAAAAATGAGAATGTTACTTTTAGGGCTTTGCCTTTTGTCCTTTAACGCCTTTGGCTCTGGCAAGCTCATGTTCGAGCCGCGATATAACGACAAAACCGAAACAGCAAGCTACATCGTTGGCGTTGCCATTTACGAAAAGATTGATCGGGGAATGGCTTACAATTCTTGGACTGGGTTCGGAGATGCGTTTAGTCCTGAGAATCAGTCCTATCTCGGATGGTTTGTCACGAAGCACCAAATTGATTTTAAAGCGCCGGCTGGGTTTGTAATTAGCCCCGGAGTGCGTGCCACGTTTCTTCCAGACTGGGGTTCTTTCTCGGAAGAAAAAGTAATGACCGAAGGCTTTGTTAAGTTTGCTTACGACCTTTGGTAATTCTACCTCGACCGCCTTCTGACGCGGAGAAGCTTCACTATAAAATTAGCGGGCGTCGAATCGTTTACGGATTCGGCGCTCTCTCTGCGATTTTTCTTTTAACAGGTACTTGGCTCTTCGTTTTCGCGCATCCTGACTTTATTCTTTATGCTCTCTTCGCCCTTATCATGTCGCTTAACTTTCTTTTTACTTACATGGTTGGCGTTCTTGGAAGGGACTTTGATTTTAAAAAGCATCAAGAGTTAGTGGCAGGACCTAAGCCAGACGTGATGGTTGATATATTTTTACCAATCTGCGGTGAGCCCTTAGAGGTTTTACTTAATACATGGACTCACGTCTCAAGACTTAATTGGAATAAGAAGCTCATCTATGTTCTTGACGATAGCGGGGACAGAGCCGCAGAAGCTTTGGCCGCGTCATTTAATTTTATTTATGTGAGTCGTCCAAATCGCGGGCACTTAAAGAAGGCCGGAAATCTTAGGCACATTTTTAGACTAACGACCGCCCCATTCTTTGTTGTGTTCGATGCTGACTTTTGTCCACATCCAGAGTTTTTAAATGAGACGCTTCCTTATTTTAAAGACGAGAATGTGGCGATAGTTCAAACGCCGCAGTTCTTTACTTTAAACAATAGACAAACGTGGGTTGAAAAAGGGGCGGCTTACGTTCAAGAATTCTTTTATCGCCTTGTGCAAGTCTCTCGCGATCACTTTCATGCGCCGATTTGTGTTGGCACCAACGCCGTCTATCGAAGGTTTTCGCTTGAGCCCTTTGGCGGGACATACCCAATTGAGTATAGTGAAGATGTTCACACCGGCTTTATGGTTACGGATCATTTTTGGCGGGTAAAATATATTCCCGTCTGCCTAGCTCGCGGGATGTGCCCCTCTGATTTAAAGAGTTTCTTTATTCAGCAATATCGATGGGCGACTGGTTCCTTATCGCTTGCCATGAATCCGATCTTTTGGCTTTCAAGTCTCACGATTTCTCAGAAAGTTTGTTACATGACCGGGATGCTTTACTACATCACGACGGGGATCGGGGTTATTGTGGCCCCCCTCCCGGCACTTCTTTTAATCTGGACGCATCCAGAACTTGTGTTCTGGTACAACTTTCTTTTTTCTTTGCCAGCTTTTATTTTTGGGATGGTTATTTTTCCGCTTTGGCATACGCAAGAGTTTGGATTTTACTCTTTTAAGGCACGCGCTGTCGCCTATTATGCACACTTTTTTGCCATTGTTGATAAGCTAAGAGGCGAGCTAGTACCGTGGCAACCAACGGGAAACGTGGGCAAAGTGAAACGGTTTGAGGACTTTCGCAATTTAATGTTTTATTGGACCATGCTCACCTTTAGCTGCGTCCTTTTCGGAATCGCTTTACAGGCCGATAGGTTTGAACACTTTCTTCCAACACTTTTCTTTTCGAGTTTTAATGCTTGGATCGCTTTGACCGCGCTTAAAGATCAATAACTAGCCGTTTGTCTCGTACTAAATTTTAAGAAGTCGGTCACACTAACTCTTGTGAGCATCGAAAGATATGGGATACTCAACGATATTCACTTTCCATTTCATGACAAGGCTAGATATAAAGCCGCCCTTAAAATATTTAAAGCCGCAAAGATAGATCATCTTTTTTTAAATGGAGATATTGGCGAGTTCTTGGGGGTGTCAACACATCCAAGACATCCAGAGAACTCCATCGCGTTCCCTCAAGAAATTGACTTCATAAATAAAAAATTCGACGAGCTTCAACAAATGTTTTACGAGACCCCCGTAACCTTAATCGAGGGTAATCATTGTTACCGCTTCTTTCGTTATATTCGAGACGTAGCCCCGGCCATGTGGGGCCTAATAGACTGTCCCTCAATCTTAAAATTTCCCGAGCGCCCAGACTGGAAGTTTGTTCCATACGGCCCGGATCAATGGGTTAAGTGCGGGGCCGCAAACCTTTGGTTAAGACATGAGCCGCTTGGCGGCGGAAAAAATCACGCCACGCTAACCGCCGAAAACTCCATTGTTGATGTTGCCTATGGACACACACACACCTATCAAGCGGCATCACATAGGAAATGTGGGCCAAAGCCTGTAACTACAAGGGCTTATTCATTAGGTTGGCTTGGCGACAAAACCAGGTCTGTGTTTGACTATCGTGGATCTAAAGACAGATGGGCTCATGGATGCACAGTGGTCGAGGCTGACACAAAAACTGGCGAATATGTTTTAGACTTTATATGCTTAGACAAGCTTCCGGTCCTTTATCGAGGGGTAAAGTTTGATGCCAGATGACGAAGATCCAGTAACATTTGAAGTTGGCCGGAGCGATGATTTAACCGAGTGGCGGCTTAATGTTCGTTGCCCCTCCGGTCTTAAAGAAGAGGAATTTGCTGCGGCCCTGCAATCGTTGTCGGAAGACATTTTAAACGGATCGGTCAGCTTTGAAACTGCCGAGGACGTGCCCGCAAAGGCGATTGACCCGGACCTTCATTAACCGATAGCCTTCTTAAATCGTGAGAGACGCCCTACCGCCCAAAGCTGAAATTGACGCCATGATGCAGTTTATCTTTTCTGATTACTGTAAGGATAACCCTCTGGCTTTTGTGATGTACGCCTTTCCGTGGGGTGAGCCAGGAACCCCGCTCGAACACGTTAAGGGTCCAAGGGCGTGGCAAAGAAAAGAGTTAGAGCGAATTGCCGCGCACATTAAAGAGAACAAAAAAAGGGCAAAGCGCGGAGAAGAGCCTCAAGTTTATAAGCTTGCGTGCGCGAGTGGCCGGGGAATCGGTAAGTCCACAATGGTTTCTTGGCTAACCCTTTGGATGATTTCTTGTCACATTGGGTCCACAACAATCATCACGGCAAACACCGACGCGCAGCTAACCGACAAGACTTTTGCCGAGGTTAATAGGTGGCTTTCTCTTTTAATAAATAAGTTCTGGTTTGATTCGGTTGAGAAAAGTATTAAGCCCGCCCCTTGGTTTAAAAAGATCATTGAAGAGCAAATAAAGGTTGGAACTAAATACTATTACGCAAACGGGGTTCTTTGGTCAGAAGATAACCCGGAAGCTTTCGCGGGCGCTCACTCACAACACGGAATGCTTCTCATCATGGATGAAAGCTCTGGTGTGCCGGAAAAGATTTGGACCGTCTCGCGTGGGTTTTTTACTGAGCCAACTGTTTATCGTTTTTGGTTTACGTTCTCTAACCCTCGTGCTGGGGCCGGGGCTTTTTACGATTGCTTTCATACGGAAAACTCTAGCTGGAACACTCTTCAAATTAACTCTTTAGAGGTTGAGGGCGTTGCGAAATCAGAGCTTTTAGAGATACTTCAAAAGTTCGGCGAAGACTCTGACGAGGCAAGGGTTGAGGTTTTCGGTCAGTTTCCAAGACAAGGTGAGAGACAGTTTATCTCAAGGGCCATTGTTGAAGAGGCCGCAAAGAGAGAGCTTATAAATTATAATTACAAAGAAGAGGCCTTAATCATGGGCGTAGACGTTGCCCGGTTTGGCGATGACAAAAGCGTTCTTGCTTTTAGAGCGGGCCGGGACGCAAGAACAATCCCGGCGCAGATTTACTCTGGCCTTGATAATATGCAGCTTGTCTCAAAAATTGAGCAAGCCATATACACTCATAATCCAGACCATATTTGTATTGATGGGGGGGCTGGCGCTGGGGTGATTGATAGACTGAAACAGCTTGGCTATAAAGTCCAAGAGGTTTTGTTTGGGTCTAGTCCTACTGAGCCGCAATATTTTGATTACCGGACTGAGCTTTACGCAAGACTTAGGGACTGGCTACCTGGCGGAGCGATTGCCAACGACAATGATTTAAAGTCTGGCCTTGCGAACCCTGAGAAAGAGTTGATCGGTCGGGAGTCGAGAGAAAAGCTTGAATCAAAAGAGAAGATGAAAAAGCGTGGGATTAAATCGCCGGATCAAGCCGATGCCTTGGCTTTAACTTTTCACATTAAAGGTGCGAAAAAGGCCCATCATACGTCTAGGAAATCAAAGACAAGGCGTTATAGGGAAGAGTCGAAAAGCATTTTTGATTGATTAGTCCAGTCAATGATACGATAATTTGGATGTTTTTCGGGGGGATAAATGGGTTTTAAGCTTAAAATCAAAGCTCCTAAAATTAAGACGCCTAAATTTGTTAGCAACATTGTAAGCGATGCTAAAAAACTTGGTCAGGCAAACATCGATATGTACGTTGGCGGGGCAACCCTAGACTACGGGAAGTCTTTGGGGGCCATTAACAAAATGGCCAACATTGCTGGCCAGATGACCGGGCTTGTTAAGCGCCCTGGCGATCTGCCAGATGTTGCCGGATTGATGGACACAGCCGGCACACAGCCGCCGAGTCTTGCCGCCGTCACCGAAGATCAAAACGACTTACAAAGAAAAGAACTGGGCCGCAGATTTGCCTCACGACAACTCTTTGGCGGGATGTCTGGGATGAGTTCAATGGGTCGGTCGTCGTCACTATTGGGGTTTTAAATGCCAGAGGGAATTGGTTATTCGGGCTTTAGCGTAAGCGATAGAGTAGGCGAAGCTTACGAGAAAGAACTCGCCGAGGACTTGGTTAACCAATTCAATACGCTTTGCTCTTCGCGTGGGACATGGGAAAGCCATTGGGACGAAATTGCCCGAAGAGTTTTACCCATGCACTCGTCTTTGTTTCTTTCTCAAGGGTCAATTCAGACCCAAGGGGAAAAGAGAAACAAGGACATTCTTGATTCTACCGCGGTCATTGCGCTTCAAAGGTTTGGGGCAATTCTAGACTCGCTCCTAACCCCTAGAAACCAATACTGGCACCAGTTAAAGCCGACAGACCGCACTCTTTTAAAAGACAAGAACACAATGGATTGGTTCTCGAAAGTGAACACAATTCTCTTTGAACAGCGTTATGCGCCGAACGCAAACTTCGCATCGCAGAATCAGGGCGTTTATAAATCTCTTGGCGCTTACGGAACTGGTGCCATCTTTATTGATGACCTGGCCGGAAAGCCAGGGCTCAGATATAGAAACATTCATCTTGCCGAACTCTACATTCAAGAAAACCATCAAGGCATTATTGACCGGGCGGTTAGACATTTTAAATTAACCTGCCGTCAGGCCATGCAGCAATTCGGCGAAGCTTGCCCGCAGATAATCATAGACAAGGCAAAGACCAGCCCCGACCACACTTATTCTTTTCTTCACTGGGTTTTACCAAGAACGGATAAAGACCCTTCACGCAAAGATTTCAAAGGAATGGATTATGCGTCGTACTACATCTTCAAAGACGAAAAGACCATTATTCAAGAGGGCGGATACCGCACCTTTCCCTATGCAATATCCAGATATGAGCAAGCCCCTCAAGAAGTGTATGGCCGAAGCCCTGCAATGGATGTCTTGCCAGCTATCAAAACTCTCAATAAACAAAAAGAGCTTGTGCTTAAGCAAGGTCAGCTTGCTCTCGACCCAGTTATTCTGGTTCACGATGACGGCATTATGGATGGCGCTCGTGTTGAGTCTGGCAGCTTTATTAGCGGCGCTATCTCAGCTAATGGTCAGCCACTTGCTCAGCCTTTACCAGTAGGCCGCGTCGATATTGGTAAGGACCTAATGGACGATGAGCGAATGCTCATTAATGACACGTTCCTTATTACAATCTTTCAGATCCTGACCGAAACCCCAGAGATGACCGCGACCGAAGTCGCCGAGCGTGCGCGTGAAAAAGGTATTCTACTTGCCCCGACCATTGGGCGGCAGCAATCAGAATACCTAGGCCCGATGATCGACCGAGAACTTGACATCTTAGCGCGTCAAGGGATGCTCCCCCCCATGCCTCCTTTTTTAAGGGAAGCACAGGGCGAGTATTCGGTTGTCTATGATTCTCCGATTACAAGAACTCAAAAGTCAGAGTGGTCAGCCGGCGCAATGCGCTCCATTGAAATGGCCATGAACATTGCCGCGCAGACACAAGACCCTTCGCCGCTCTTTTATTTTAATTGGGACCGAATCATTCCAGAGGTGTCCGAAATCAATGGCACACCGAGTACGTGGTTGAACTCTGCCGAAATGGTTGCTCAACTGAAAGAACAAAGGGCTCAAGCTGTTCAACAGCAACAGCAAATTGAAGCTGCGCCAGCCGCAGCGGGGATGCTCAAGGCACTAAAGTAAGGCTTAATGATTTTAGATAGCTTTTCAAAAATCAAAGATTTGATTCGTACGCGCAAGTTCGCCTATCAAATGGTATTTGCGAAAGAGAATAAGTACACAAGGGCGGTCCTTAAAGACCTTGCTCGTTTTTGTAGAGCGCATGAGTCTACATTCGACGTTGACCCGAGAAGACACGCGGCCCTAGAGGGGCGGCGCGAAGTGTTTCTTAGAATTAAAGAATATCTTGAATTAAACGAAACTGAGATTTACGAATTACACAAGGTCAAAGACATGACCAAAGAGGCTAAGTGATGGGCGCAGAAGAGAAGATAATCATTAAGCGACTTTTCAAAAACCCAAACGGGGACTGGAAAAAGCTAGAGAAAAAGGTCGATGAAATTCAGATCATGGCAGACGTTGTTCAAGGTCTTGCCGAGGATCTTGTTAAGGCCGAGGCGAAGCTTCGGGTTTTAACTCTTGATGCTTATCACTTGGCACCAAAGACAGATTGCTTGTTTTATGATTCGCCCGTTTCCCCAGACAAGCAGGTTCTTTCTTTAAAGATGTATCTTAAGAAGCTTGGCTGGGCCGGCGTTCGGGACGTGTGGGTTGATGCAATCACAATTAAGCCCTATGCCGAAACGGTTAAAGAAGGTTGTCGTTGGCTTTTGAAATTTAAAAACGAGAAAGAATAATTTGGGGGAAATATGAGCGATCAAGCACCAGCCGCCACGGGCACGCCCGCGGCCACACCTACGCCGTCAGCGTCTACGCAAACAGCTACACCGCCAGCCGCCGCACCGGCTCAGACATCGACTGCGACCGGGACCGATCAAACGACAGATTGGAAGATTTCTTTAACCGATGAGCTTCGGGGCTATGCGACTTCAAAGGGGTTTAAAGATCCTGCCGCGGTTCTTGAGAGCTATCGAAACTTTGAAAAGCTTCAAGGCGTGCCGGCTGATAGGCTTTTAAAATTACCAGAAAACCTTGATGCCCCGGAAGCGGGGGCGATTTGGGAGAAGCTAGGAAAGCCTAAAGACCCGGCTGATTATTCTATCACGGTTGCCGAAGAGGCGGGGGGCGAAGAGGTTGCAAACTGGCTTCGCGATGTCGCCACTAAATCAAACCTTACACAAAAACAGGTTGAGAAGTTTGTTAACGAATGGAACGAGCGTTCGATTAATTTCCAAAAAGCGCAGCAACAAAAAGAGCTTGAGGCCTATCAAGTCCAAGAGGGTAACTTAAAGCGCGAATGGGGCGTTGCCTTTGATAAGAACCTTAACCTTGCAAAGCAGGCTGTTAACACGGCTGGCATTTCTAAAGAAGAGGTTGATGTTATCGAGGGAGCGATTGGTTACGAGAAGACAATGAAGCTTTTGGCAAAGCTTGGAAGTGCGACTGGTGAGGCTGGCTTTGTAAGAGGCGATGCTGCGGGCTCTGGTCTTTTGTCTGTTGATCAGGCGAAATCGAGAATTAAAGAGCTAATGCAGGACAGTGCTTTTACTCGTCGCTATGCTGCGGGGGACACTGAGGCAAGGCGGCAGATGGATAGCCTCCATCAAATGGCCTTCCCTGGAACTCGAAGTTTATAAATAAAAAGTCCAGAATACTTGATTTTTTGAAGTCATGGGGGTTTCATTATGGAAAGGGACGAACTGCGCCTTGAGTGTTTAAAGCTCGCGGCTGTCCGTATGCCAGACCACAACGAGGTCTTGTTGCGTGCGGAAGATTATTTCAGGTTTGTTAAAAAGCCTGAAATGCAGGGAGAAAAATCTCCGACAACCTCTACCCAAGAGGCCGGGGTGACCGCGGGAAAGGACCGCAGCCGGCCCGGTTAAGGGTATGAAAAGGCCCCAAGAGTAGCCGATAGGCGAAGGACAAGCCTTCTCGAAAGAATGGTTTATTAATCACTTTTTCTTGGAGGGTCCTAGCTATGGCTAGCGGAGTCCCACTACATTACGCTCAACAGTTCAGCACGAATGTTAAGCTCCTTCTTCAACAAGAGGGTTCGCGAATTCGTTCGGCTGTTCTGACAGGTAGTCACGTTGGAGAGCAAGCTTCTCCCGTTGACCAATATTCTCCCGTTGCGGCCAACCGTGTTGTTGGTCGTTATAACCCCATGCCGAACACGGAAGCCGCGACAGATCGTCGCTGGGTTTTGCCGGCTGATTACGATGTCAACCAATTGATCGATAGCTTTGACAAGCTTCGTTTGTTGGCTGACCCGAAGTCTGCCTATGTGCAAAACGCCGTGAACGCTATGGGTCGTGCGATGGATACGGAAATTCTTTCCGGCATCTTTGGCACTAACCAAACTGGTAAGTCTGGCGGAACCGCTACGACTTTCCCCAGCACGCAAGTTGTCGGTGTTAACCAAGGCGCTGCCTCGGCTACTAACCTGACGGTTGCGAAGCTTCGCGAAGCAAAGCGTATGCTGATGCTGAACAACGTCGATGTTCGCAAAGAAGAAATCTATGCGGTCATCAACGCTACGGCTCACGACAGCTTGCTTTCTGAGGCTCAGGTTATTTCGACCGATTTCAACGACAAGCCCGTTCTTGTTAATGGAATGGTTGAAAGCTTCCTAGGCATCAAGTTCATCGTTACCGAACTTCTGACAACTGGCGCCGACGATCAGTCTGGCACGTCCACGCAGATCCCGGTGTTTGCTAAGTCTGGTATTTATCTCGGAATCTGGGATGATATTATGACCGATGTCAGCGAGCGGAACGACTTGCAAGGCATCCCGACCCAGGTTTATTGTAAAGCCACTTTCGGCGCAACTCGACTTGAAGAGAAAAAAGTCGTGAAAATTTGGGCACGGTAGGGGGTAAGAAATGAGTTCATTTAACCTAAAATCGACATTGATCGCAAACCGTGATGCCGCTCCTGTGGTTCTCACGGACCCTGCGCTCGGTCGTGGCGACACGAACGAAGTCATTGGCTGTCAGCAAATTCCGACGACAGCCGATGTTGGTTCGCAAGTTCGCTTAATCTCGGTTCCGTCAGGGGCTCGCGTTTCCGCGCTTGAGTATTTCAATGCTCAACTCGGAACAAGTGCGCTTGACATCGCCGCGTGGTATCCGACTTCTGTCCAAGTACAGTCGGGTGTTGTGGCGTCTCGGCTTATCAGTTCGTCTGCTTTCGCGGCCAACATCGCGGGCGTGGACACTGGCACTGTCGCGGACGGCATGGGCACGATTGCTCAACAGTCTGTGCAACGTCGTTGCCAGCCGTTGTGGCAAAGCTTGGGTCTGGCCGCCGATCCTAATATCGACATCGATTTGGGCTTCACAGTCCGAACGACAAACTCGATTGCTGGATACGTCGGCCTTCGGGCACGCTACGTTCGGTAAAACACCTTGGGGGGCTAAAAGCCCCTCAAGTCTTTTTGGGGGAATAAATGGCTACTAGAATTTTTGGTGTAGATCCTGGCGCACCTTTGGCGATTAACTCGGTTCGCGAAGCTATTGGTCCAACGGCCACATCGGCGGCGATTGCTCTTGTTGTGGACCTTGCCACTTCGGTAACTGACGCCGGGGCTTCTCGTGCGCCAAGCCGCGAAGAGGTATTGCTCGCCATTGAGAGCTTACAGGCTTATTTGATTAAATGTAACTGGCCTCCGGCTTAAGGGTTTAGTCGATGGCATCGGCTGTTGTTTTATTTAATTCAAGCGCGATTGGATCGACTGCCGGACAGGCTTATGGTTGGGTTGGCGGTCGTTCTGCAATTGTGCTTAGTGCAAGCCAGTACGGCGGCGGTGTGTTTTTACAAACGCAGAGCCAGACTGGCAGATGGGTTCCGGTAAACGGAACGACATATTCCGCGGATCAAGTGACGGCTTATGATTTGCCGGCTGGTCAATATAGGTTAATTTCAAACGCTGGCTCATCTGTCGCGCTTAGTGCGACCTTGGTCACTGTACCTTATGGGGTGTAAGTTATGCCGAGTTCGACAACTAAGATTGGAATTATTAACCGCGCCTTACAAATACTAGGTCAGCCATCAATCACATCATTAACTGAGAATTCCCGTGGCGCGAAGGCTATGAACCGCGCCTATGATTCTATCTTTGTGACTGAGCTTGAGGCGCACACATGGAACTTTGCCATTAAGCGGGCGAGCCTTGCCGCATCGGCAACCGCTCCGATTCACGGAAAGTCTAATTACTTTCCTTTGCCGGCTGACTTTTTGTACTTAGCGCCAGACGAGACAACGCTTAATAATCCGATGAATAGGGACTTTAACATTGAAGGTCACTCTATTGTAAGCGACGAGGGCGCACCTTTACCGATTCGTTATGTGAGTCTTTCGGTTCAAGAGAGTGAGTTCTCTGGGACTTTCGCCGAGGCTTTTTCTTGCGCTCTTGCGATGGCTTGTTGCGAAGAGCTTACGAATTCAAATGCTAAGATGCAGACGGTTTCGGCTCTTTACGATAAGGCGATCAAGCTTGCTCGTCGAAGAAACGACTTTCAAAATGCGCCGATTAAATCTCCAACTTGTAGCTTTATAACCGTGAGGAACTAATGCCGAAGGCGTCACCGCTTCAACCAAGCTTTACGGCTGGCGAGTTTAGCCCGAAGCTTTATGGGCGAACAGATTCCGAGCGGTATAAGACTGGTCTTGCGACTTGCCTTAATTATTTGCCGACCATTGAGGGGCCGATTGTAAGAAGGCCTGGAACTAAATATTCTGGGGTTGAAGCAAGAGACCCATCCATTCCGCCCGTGCTGATTCCTTTTGAGGTTTCGGCGGTTGATTCTTATATGCTCGAATTTGGAGAAGGCTACATTCGCTTCTTTAAAGACGGCGCTCAAGTTACAACGATTAACTCGTCGGCCCCGATTTCTGTTTCGTCTTGGCAGGGGCTTGCGACTCAGACCTTTAATTCGTACACGCTAGACAACACGGCCCCCGTGGACGGCGGGAGTAGGCCGGCAGGGTCGCCACTTGAAATGAGTTCTCCGTTTAACTCGTCTGACATTTACTCGCTTAACTATTCAATGAATAATGGCGAGCTTTACATTACGAGCGGGCGCTTGCCGCCGTACAAAATGACAAGATCCTCTGACTACAAGTGGGCGATTGTTCCGATTAACCCGACCCTTGACGGTCCTTACTTGCCATTCAACACGATTGAAACAACTGGCGACTCTTATAACGTGACGGTTACTCCGTTGACGGTTGGCACGTCGCTACTCAATAAGGTTGCGACAACGACCATTGAGGCTGGACCAAGGACTGCGGTCGTTAGGTCTTCTCCTGTTTGGGGGTCAAACAGTAGCACGGTAACTCTTCATTTTAGCACAGCCTCTAATCATAACTTCTACGTGGGCCAGAATGTTTTTAGCGATCAAACCCAAAACTGGCCAGGGGGCGGCGCTCTTTTACAAAACAGACCTTATATAGTTTCAGAAGTAATTAACGAGCGCGGCTTTGCGGTTGTTCCAAAAGACCAAACAAACCTGCTTGAAAACATGGGCGGGGCATTAACCGCAAGCTCGTTTATATATCCGGTTCTCGCCACAGACGACTATTGGAATAGACATTTCGCTGTAAGCATTAGTGGTAAACGGTTCTGGGGTACGCTTAAAGTGTTAAGCTCTAACCCTTGGTTTGGTACGTTCTCAGTTTATGAGACGCCAATACCTAGCGGCGGGACTTATTCAACATGGCAGCTTGGTTATATGATGAACAACGAGGCTGTCGGTAAATACCCAAAATATAACACCTTCCATCAGGGGCGTTTTATTCTCGCAAACACCGAGGGCCGAGAGAACTACGTTGCTGCGTCTGTTGTTGGAACCTATGAAGACTTTAGAACCTCTAACTCAAGCTACGTTTCATCGGACAGCAATGCGTTAAACTTTGCCCTAAGCTCTCAGAAAGCAAACCCGATTCAATGGGTCGCGAGCGATTCAAACGGGCTACTTGTCGGGGCTTACAATTCAGAGTGGAAGGTTTCGCCGTCGTCTCAGGCCGCAGCTTTAACGCCTACAAACATTAACGCCGTCGAGACTAGCTACTTTGGAAGTGACTCCATTCCGGCTGTTAAAACCGGAAACGCTATTCTTTACGTCCAGCGTTCGGCGAGAAAGATTCGGGAGCTAAACTATTTCTTTCAGTTTAATTCTTATAAGTCTACAGACCTGACCCAGCTTTCAGACCATATTACTGCGCCAAGTGTGGCGGGGCTTGCGAACCAAACGGAAACCATTCCTGCGGTTTGGGCTTTAAGGTCAGACGGCCAGCTTCTTTCCATGGTCTATGGTCGAGACGATGAAACACTAAAGGCCGGCTGGGCAAGGCACGAGCTAGGCGGGCAGAGTGATTCTGGCGGAAGCCCGCCTAAAGTTTTATCGATGGCGGTCATTGCCGGAAGTGCCGCGCAGTTTGACCAGCTTTGGATGTGTACTCGCCGATTTGTGAACGGCACGAGCGCGGTTCACATCGAATACATGACTAAACCATTTCAAGATGATACTCTTTTAGAGGATGCAATTTTTCTTGATTGTGCAGGGACGTATGACAATCCTAAAGCGATCACGAATATTTCTATTGCTGGTTCATCTATTGTCACTTGCCCAAGTCACGGCTTTAGTGATGGGGACCAAGTTCAGATTACTAAAGTTGTGGGACTTAACACTTCGGTTGTTGACATTAACGGCTATGAGTTTAATTCCAACCGGGTCAACTATGGGATTTTTCGGGTAGCCAGTACGGCAGCAAACACTTTCTTTTTGACCGACGTTAACAACGGATCAAGCTACATCGACACAAGAGGCTATTCGGTTTATGTGTCTGGCGGTGAGGCGAGAAAGCTTGTTAGCACAATCGTTGGCGCGACTTGGCTGACTGGTGAGACGGTTGGGGTTTTGGCCGATGGCCGCGTTCATCCAGACGCCGTTGTTGGGTCTGGGGGAGTAATCTCTCTTTCTTACCCCGCGGCTAAAGTCCATGTTGGCTTAAAGTATAACTCTGACGGGAAGACTTTACGGCTTGATGCGGGGGCTGGGGACGGCACTTCGATTGGTAAATTAAGACGGCCATCTCGTGTTGCGTTCCAGCTTTATAATGTCGGCGAGATTTCTGTTGGTATGTCGTTCACGAATCTTGTTCCGCTTTCGGATGTTGAAAGCTTTAAGTCTGATAACTCAAGCTCAGATTCTAAGATTCCTTTATTTAACGGGATTGCGAGAGAGTCGTTAGAGTCGCAGCATGACTATGATGGGCAGATTTGTTTTAGACAATCGGCACCTTTGCCGGGAATGATTCAGTCAATAACTCAGATGATTGAGGAAAACGATGTATAGGCTAACGTCTAGGTTCTATGTAGAACTTATGGGGGATAAATGGACCCGTGGTTAGCGGCTTTAGGTTTTGGGATGCAAGCCATTGGCAGCATGAACCAAACACAAGATCAAATTTGGCAGCTTGGCCAAGAAGCGGAGCTTGCCGGCATCAACGCGCAAATGGCAAGGGACGCAGGTCGTTACAATGCCATGAGACAGGAGCTTGAGACGAATCAAATTGTCGGCAGTCAGACCGCAAACTTTGGTGCAAGTGGAATTGATTTAGAGTCTGGAAACGTGCTTGATGCCTTAAGGCAGACCGCGGTTAATGCCGAGCTTGATCGGCAGTCTATATTGCGGGGCGCTGAGCTTGAGGCGAGACAGGCTGAATATCGTGGGGCCATGGCAAGGGTTGGACAAAAGAACGCGAGAACCGCTGGGCTTTTCAATCTTGGCGGAATTGGTCTTAATGCTTTATCGTCACCTTCTTTTCTCGGTAAAACTGGGGGCGGGGGAGGCGGGGGCTATACGTCTACCGGAAGTAAAGAGATGGGCGGAAGTCGCACAAGAATTAGCTCGGACGTGGGGGGCTAGATGCCAAAGATTCAAGATTATTCAACCCCACAATATAACGCCCCTACAAATGCGATAGAGTCGGCAAGTGGTCTTTCACAGCCGGGGTCCGTTGGCAGAGCAATGCAGGGCTTTGGCGATGTGGTATCAGATACCGCTAACGTAATTTATAAAAGAAAAGCTCAAGAAGAAACGACCGACCTTAACGCTAAGTTTGCCGAAGCTCGAAACGAATGGGCCACGATTGTTGATGAAGAAACAAGAAATGGAACCATTGATTCAGACAAGGTTAGCGAAAAGCTTCGCGAGTACGTTGATGGTTTAAACCAAGACATTAGTACATTTGAGGGCCGCTCAATGTACGAAAAAGAATCGGCGAGACTTGTGTCGTCGGTTACAAGATCTGCGGCCAGGGGACAAGCCGCGGTTGCTGGCGCTAAAGCCGAGAACTCTTGGCGAACCGCTCTTGCTAATAACTCGTCGGCGCTCATGGGCGACCCGTCGCAGTTCGAGGACATCTATCAATCAACTTTAGAAAACATTGATCTTCAAGTTCAGTCGGGTGTTATCCCCGCCGCAATGGCCGAGAAGTTTAAGCGTCAGACCGGGCAAGAGTTAGCAAAGGGCGCGGTCCGTGGTTGGGCGGATCTTAACCCAGACCTTGCTCAAAAGAAGTTAGACTCTTATGACCAGTTTTGGGACTCAGATGTTAAGGCCCAGATGCAGGGCTATATCGACGAAAAGCGAAGAGCCGTTGAGGTTGATGCTCAAAGAAGCGAGCGCCTTCAAAAAGAAGCTCAGAAAAAAAGAGCCGAGCTTTGGGAGCAACAAGCTCTTGGCAAGCTTGTGTCTAATGAAATATCCGCCGACGATGTGGTTAAGAGTCCCGCGCTTTCGGCAGATCAAAAAAAGGAATGGCTTCGCCTCGTGAAGCAACGACAAGAAGAAACGCTGCAAGATAACCCCGCCGTTAAGAATGAACTCTTTCGCCGTATCTATTTGCCGGACGATGACCCGAAAGCAATCAGAGACAAGTATCAGCTTAGTCAGTACGTGGGCCGCGGCTTAAGCGTTCAAGGGTTTACGGCTTTATCAACCCAGTTAAACAACAGCCCAGAGGGTAAGGCGATTAGGGACAACCGTCGTCAGCTTATGGATTACGCCTCGGCGAGACTTGTTAAAAAGAATTCTCTTGGCATGGCTGACCCTCGTGGCGAAGAGCTTTTAAGTGCGTTCATGGCCGATCTTCAACAGGCCGAGGATGAGTTTAGAAAAGAGGGCAAGAACCCAGCCGACCTTTATAACCCGCGCTCTCGTGATTACTTCGGCAACAGCCTCGACAAATATCGCCGGACACAAAAAGACATCATGCAAGAGACGATTCAGGAAATGCGCCGGGTTAATAATTCTAAAGAAATAGATTTTACAAGACCTAAGACTGTGGCGAACCCAAGGCGTCAAGGCGAGTCGATTGATGATTATTTAAAACGAAGTAGGGGCGGGGGCTAATGGCAGAGCTTTCTGACATTGCAAGTCCGCAGGAACTAGCCGAGCTTTCGACGGCTGGGTTCACGCCAGACGAGATTAATTCTTATCGAATTAAGTCGATGCAGAAGCTTGCCGATGCTGGTTACTCAAAAGAAGAGATAGATAAATTCTATGGAACTCAAGAGCCGGACATGGGTCCGACAAAAGAGTATTTAAAGAACAATCTTAATAGCTATAAACAAGAGCAAGCTGAAAAGAAAAAGAGAGAGCCGATAGATCCAACGGTTAAGCCGATTCCGGCAAAGGACTGGCTTGATGAGATAGCGGCGGGGTTTGCTATCTCGGTGCCAGGGCTTATTTCCGAGGGCTCAAATCCAGCCATTGTGTCGGGAGAAGATACGCCGAGGCTTGCGAGAATTGCGGGTCAGGCGACAACTCTTGTTGCGGATCTTCCTTTAATGATTGCTGGGTTTACTGCGGGCGCGACTGTTGGCGCACCGGCTGGCGGCGTGGCCGGGTCTGTTGTTCCTGGGGTTGGGACATTAGGCGGTGTAGCTGCCGGTGCCGCAGTTGGCGGAAGTGCTGGGGCCTTTGCGCTTCCAACGGCGATGAGAAGTATTTTAATGCAGCACTATGAAAAGGGCGACATCAAAGACTTCTCTGATTTTTGGGATAGAGCGAGCGCCACGTTTTATGATGTTTCTAAAGAGGCCATAATTGGTGCGGCAACGGGAGGGGCTGGGCTTGTTGCTGGTAAGGCCTTATCTCCTGTCGCCAATGCGGTTGTTAAAGACATTGGAAAAGTAACCGCCGAGATTGGCACAATGGTTACGGTTGGAAAAGCGTTAGAGGGCGAAGTCCCAAATGCTGACGACTTTATCGATGCGGCCATTTTAGTTGGCGGTCTTCATGCCGCGGCTAAGGCTAATAAGTTTAGAACTGTTTATGAGCGAACCGGTGTAAAGCCTGAAAAGGTGACTGAGCTAATCGAGTCTGACGCCTCCATTAAGCAAGAAGTGTTGTCGCAGAATATTGAAGTGCCAAAGGCTTTAGAGCCGCTTGTTGAAAAGCCAAACCCTGATGCGACAAGAATTGACGCTAAATCTGCCGAGATTGAAAGGATAAAAAGCCTTACTGCTGGCGGCAAAAATGACGGGCCATACGCGGTAAGAAAAAATTTGCCAACAGAAATAATTACGCTAAAAGATGGTCAAAAGTTCGCTATATCGGGGTCAATACGACAAGACGCAACCATTGATCCATATACAAACAAGCCAATACCGGAAGCGTTTGCCGACTCCAATCAGCTTGTTCCAAAGACCAGCGCATCTGTGTCTGTTTATCCAGTCGGAGGCTCGCCGGTTAAAGACAGGGTTGCGAGCGCAGACATTTCAAATGTTCGCCATGGCGAAGCGGGAGCGCCCGACCTTTTTGGTGCGTCTAGTGTTGGCGTTGACAGGGCGGATCTTCGCCGCAAAGGAATAGCCACGGCTATTTATGACTATGCAGAAAAGCATGGTTTAAAAATGGCTCCGGGCCGCTCTGGGCTTACGCCAGACAGCGAGGCGTTTTGGGCGAATAGATACAAAACTAGAAGCGTTCCAAAATCAGTATTTAGTGGACCAGAGGCCCCAACATACACCGAAGCCCAGCAAAAGATATTAAGCAAGATTAGCGATGTGCCCGAGAGAACAAAAGAGCCAGACAGTTTTAATAAATTCTATACCGAGTTTGTTGATAAACTAAACCCTCTTAAAGAAGTTGAGAATCAGCTTCTCGGTAAAAAGGGTTCAAAAGATTTATCGGTTTCAGAGAGTCCGTACAAACAAGCAAGGCTTGTTAACGATTATAAGTCTAAGGCGAAGGTTGTTTTTGAACAGCATACTTTTGATTTTAATAACCCGCTTAAGGTTACAGGCGACGGGCTTAACAAAATCTTAGAGCCGCACCTTAAAGACCTTGATGGGTTTAAGGCGTTTATTGTTGCTGACCGGGCGATTGAGTTAGAGGGCCGCGGCATCAAATCTGGCTTTGATTTAGACGCAGCAAAGAAGGTTGTAAAAGAGGGGCAAGCGAAATACGGCGCATCTTCTGATAAGCTCATTAAGCTTAACCATGAAATGCTCAGATACCTTAAAGATGCTGGCCGGCTTGACGAGGGAAGTTACCAAGCAATCTTAAAAAAGAACCAAAGATATACGGCTGGATTCTCTCGGATCTTAGACGAAATTGAGTCTAGCGGTAACGGCTCGCCTACGGTTTTAAAAGAGATTAAGGGCTCTGACCTTGCGATTCAAGATCCTCTTGTGACGACTGTTAAGAACATTGAGCGGGCCTTTCGTCTTGCCGAAACTAACCGCGCAAGAAAAACCTTTGTGGACTTCGCGCTTAAGAATGACCCGGAGTTAATTAAAAAGGTTGAGGGTAAGCCCGGGCAAGAGGGCAAGAACGAGTTTACGGTTTGGGAAGATGGGAAAAGAAATACTTATGAGGTAAGCGATCCCGTTATTGCCGAGACCTTAAAGGCGCTTGATGGCAATGTGCCGTCGCAAAACTTTTTAATTAAGGCCATGCGTTTCTTTACGGCGGTCAAGCGCGTTGGCATTACAATGACGCCTGACTTTATTATCTCAAACGGTATCAGAGATTTTATAACGAGCGGCACGTTTTCTAAAACGAGTCGCGGTCCTTTCTCTTTGGCCGCAGACCAGCTTGTTGCCATGGGCGACATCCTTAAAAAGAGAGAGCCTTATTATCAGTGGCTTAAGTCTGGCGGATCTAACGGTGCGTTCTTTGAGATTGATAACCGATATATTAAAAACGAAATCTATAAGCTTAACGAGCAAACCGGGTTCATTGATAAAGCACACAACCTTGTAAGAACCCCTGTTGAGTTTGTTGGTGTGGCCGCAAACTTAATAGAGTCTGCGCCAAGGCTTGCGGAGTTTAAGCGTTCTGTTAAGGCAAGCGGCAACATTCAAGAGGGCGGCTTTGCTGCCCGAGAAATCACAGTAGACTTTCAAAGAATGGGCGCAAAGATGGCGGCTCTTAACTCCATCACAGCGTTTCAGAACGTATCTATTCAGGGCTTTGATAGAACCATCAGGGCTATAAAGGATAACCCTACTGCGGTTGGGTCTAAGGTTGCGGCCTACGTTGTGGCCCCGTCAGTCTTTCTTTGGTATGCAAACCATGAAGACGAACGCTATCGCGAAATCCCGAGATGGGAAAAAGATGTTTATTGGCACATCATAACCGACGACTGGCAACCCGGAACGCCAGACGAGCTTTCTTCTTTTCCAAAACATTTAATTTCAGAAGACGGCTCGATGGTTAATAAGGGGACCATTTACAGAATTAAAAAACCGCAAGAGCTTGGAATGGTTGGCTCTGTTATTGAGCGAACCTTAGAGGGCTACTTCACTGATAACCCTAGCGCCTATAAAGATTTTGAAGAGACAGTTTTAAACATGGTTACACCGTCAATGATTCCTGACGCTGTTGTGCCGCCGCTCGAACACATGACAAATAAGAACTTCTTTACTGGCCGGCCACTTATTCCCGGCTACTTAGAAAAAGAACTGCCGTTTGCTCAGTATACCGAATACACAAGCGAGACCGCTAAGGCGTTAGGCAAAATTGTTTCTTACATTCCAAAGACCAAAGAGGGTGAGGGCCTTTCTCCGATAGAGGTTGAGAACTATATCCGCGGCTGGACGGGGACGCTTGGAATGTACGCAGTCCAGGTTTCCGATGCGGCGCTTATAAAGTCAGGCATTGCCAAAGATCCTGTTAAGCCGGCCTGGACTGTGGCGGACATCCCTGCGGTTAAGACGTTTGTGACTCGTTATCCTTCGGCTTCGGCCCAGTCGCTTCAAGACTTTTATTCTATCTATGATCGAAACGAAAAGGTCTTAAACACATTCAAGCGGTTTATTAAGGCTGGGGACGAAGAGGCGGCGGAGTCTATTCAGCTTCGTTATGGCTACGCTTTTGGTGAGCTTGGCGGGATTAAAGAGGCTTTGGCCAATCAGTCTGCGGTTATTCGGAACGTACAAAAAAACCCAGACATGAGCCCAGAAGAGAAGCGGCAGATTATAGAATCGACCTACTTCCAGATGATTGAAATAGCAAAGATGGGCCTAGAGTATGGCCGCGCACTTGAATCTCAACTCAAACAAGATAAAGATTTAGAGGGGGCTAACTAATGCCAATCTCAAGCGTTACGAACCGGGTAAGTTATCAGTGTGATGGGACGAGCGCGGTGTTCGCTTTTCCCTATAGGTTTCACGCGCACGCTGACCTTCAAGGGTTTATCTATAACTCTTCTTTGTCTGAGCCAAACATCATAAGGGCCTTAGAGCTTAACGCTTCTGGCGGCTTTGGGTTTACGGTTAGTGCCACTGCTGACCAATCGAATGTTTATCCGAATGGCGGGAGTGTAGTTTTAAACTCAGCGCCTAATGCTCAGTGTGTGATTGTGGTCTTTAGAAGTTCTGCGATCACTAACGGTTTCTCAATTTCTAAGAATGGCCCTATACCTTCAAGCGGTATAAACAATGCCTTTGATTATCTGACTATGCTTATTCAGCGTGGTCAGGATTTATTAACTCGCTCGGTTAGACTGCCAGACGGTTATCCGAGAACCTTTAACCCGACATTGCCGAACACGATTGTCGCAAGCTCGGTCTTGATGATTAACTCTGGCGCTACTGGTTTTGCGATTGGTCCCACGGCTTACGAGATAGCGAACGCTCAAAGCTCTGCTTTATCTGCGGCGAACTCTGAGGCTTCGGCTAATGCTTCGGCGACTGCGGCTGGATCTGCGGCTGTGTCTGTTGGTAACAATCTTTTACTTGTTAACTCTGCGGTTACGTCTGTTAACAACGCTGTGTCTCTCATTGGATCAACGGCGTTCTGGGGGGCAGAGGCGGCGTCTAGTGCGCTCTCGGCCTTTAATTCTCAAGTGCTTGCGAATAGCGGGGCGCTTAGTGCTAGTAACTCTGCGACTCTTGCGAACTCTGCGGCTGTGAGCGCGGGGGCTCAAGCTGTTTCTGCCGGAAGTGCTGCCTTGAGTGCGAACAATGCCGCGGCTAACATCGCAGTCATTCAAGCCTCTGGCGATTTAATTATAGGGTCTGGGGTTGGAAGCGCCGCTAGGCTTCCGCTTTCTGAGCAAAACTCTGTTCTCATGGTTCATGGGTCTAGCTCGCAGGGCGTGACGTGGCGTAGGCCCCCATCTCCAAAGATAACTAACCTTGGAACGAGCGCCAACGCGACGTTTACAGTTACTCCTCAGGCTTCCTTCTTAAGAATAAGAATGGTTGGAGGCGGCGGATCTGGGGGCTGGAACGGGGCAGACGGAAATCCCGGTGCGGCCACGGTATTTGGAACGTCGTTTTTAACTCCGGCCTTGGTATGCACTCCTGGGGGCGGGGCCGGGGCTGGCGGCGCTCCGTCTGCTGGAGGTCTTGCCTCTGGAGGAGACGTAAATTTCCCCGGATGTGGCGGCGGCGGCGGCTCTAACGGCGGCGGCGGCGCACCGGCTGGAAACGGTGGATGTAGCTTCTTTGGTGGAAACGGTGTTGGTGGCGTTGGCGGAACGCCTGGTGCTGCGGCTGGTTCGGATGCCGCGGCCAACTCTGGCTCGGGCGGCGGTGGTTCCTGTAGCTCAAATATCGCAAGGGCTGGCGGCGGCGCTGGCGGATACCTAGAAAAGGTACTCATCCCCACAGCAAGTTCATACACCTACACGGTTGGCGATGGCGGGGTTAAGCCAATATCGTTCTGCGGAGCGGGGGGCTCTGGGCGAATCATTATTGAAGAGTATTTTATTTAAGGGGAGCAAATGGAATTGCTGGACTTAGACATTCTTAAAAACTTTCTAGGCGATGCGCTTAATTCTCAAGTCGCACAGTGGACGCTTGGTCTTGCTATCGCCTCTATCATTCATTCGGGACGAGTGAAGAAAGAAATAAAGCTACAGTTCGCGCAGTTGACCGACGCAATACGTGAACTTGGCTCTGCCCTACGTCAAGATTTGAACGCTCATTCAGATAGGATTGGCGCTGTAGAAAAAAGTGTGAGTCAATTGTCAGACAGAATTGATGGCATAGAAAACAAACATTAATTTTCCAAGGGGGGAAATATGGCCGGAATCCAAGAAACTAAAGAAGCGATTGCTGCAATCGGCGCTCTTGTTCGTACTGTTAAAGAGCTATCAAGCGATGGCTTTCAATGGTCGGACGCGATGGCTTTGGCAGACAAGTTCACGAACGATCCTGCGTTTGCAAAGAAGATGACGGATGGCGCGATGGGCATTGAGCTTGTTGCTAATGAGCTTGCTGACATCTCGTTTTTCGAGGGTCTTGATTTATTAAAAACTCTTTCGGCAGAGTTTAAGTCTTTAAAGGCTTAATAAGTTTATGCCGTTATGGTTAAGGCTTTTAGTTGAAGTGATTCTCTTGGTCGTGCAGTCGTTAAGAAAGCAGGGCCTAGAGCAAACGCACGCAGCTTTAAAAGCAGAGTGTGAGAAGTGTGATGCCAAGAAACCTTGAGCAAGAGCTTGTCCGTTGGATTGATGAGAAGCTTAAGTCCAACGGGCTTGCTCAACAGGCCATCAAAGATAAGGACGCAAGGCTGGTGTTTGGCCTTGCGGCTGAGTCTTTGGTTGGCGTTTATGAACAGGGCGGTAACAACAACGGCCCAATGGTTAGGCTCATTCAAGAGACGATAGGCGGCGCAGACAGAGAGCCTTGGTGCATGGCACTTGTTCAGTCTTGTTTGGCCTATGCGGAGTTAAAGACTGGGGCCAAGTCGCCAATAGTTTCGAGCGAGCATTGCATGACGGTATGGAACGACACTCCGAAAACGAGTCGTGTAAAAACTTTGCCTAAGCGTTATGCGATTATTATTTGGGTAAACGGCAAGGGTCCGGCTGGGCATACTGGGATTTTGCTTGAGCCAAGCCCTCGTAAAACATTTACTAGCGTTGAGGGTAACACTGGGTCTGACGGATCAAGGGATGGTGACGGCGTTTATTATAAAACTCGGGACTGGTTTAGAAGTGGATCATTAAAGCGGGTTGGGTTTTTAAAGCCATTCTAGGGAGATTGCATGAACGAAATTCAGACAGCTAGAATGATTCGTGTTTTAGAACGGATGGAAGAAAGCCTCAGTCGGATTGAGCTATATCTTACGCCCCCGGGTGTAGCCAGGACGATTGAGTTTTGGGGACTAATCGAGGGGCATTACGAAAACCTAGGGGGAAACATGGTTCTAAAACAAGGCGAGAAAGCTGTTCTTAAGCTTCGCATCCTTGACGCTGGCGGAAACCCGGCTCAAGTTCAAGACGGTAAGATCGAGTGGTCATTAAGTGACCCGGCTTTTGGCGATCTTAAAGTTTCGGAAGACATGATGTCGGCAGAGTTTATGCCGAAAGGTCAGGCCGGCAAGTGTTTGATCCAAGCCAAGGCTGACGCCGATCTTGGTGAGGGTGTTAAGGAAATCATGGGAGAGCTTATGATTGAACAGCTTTCCGGTGAGGCCGCAGTTATTGAGCTTGTTGGAGAAGCACTCCCTTTATAACTTATCCGCCAGAGTTGGCGGATTTTATAAAGCTCAAAGAAAAGCTATCGAAGCTTGTCCCCCGGCGATGAACCGGGGGATTTTTTTATTCATCCCAGCCGATTGGCGGTCTGACTTTCATCTTCCAGAGTTCTAGGTATTCTCGCCGAGAGCGAACGACTTCTTTTCTCTTCTTTGCAGAAGCGTGAGTTTTCTTAAGCTTCATCCCTAAGAAGTTATTAAGCGCGTTGATTCTCATGGCTTACCATTCATAGACCGGGACTTTAATGAAATACTTAAGCGCATCGCCAGCGGCAATGTCAGTGCCGGATAGTTGGCCGACGTTGTTATAAAACCTAATCTCTGTGCCAGAGAAAATGTTTGGCTGAATAAGTCGGTATCCGCCGCCGCTTAAATCCATCCAGTCACCGGGGCCGGCCATTGAGAAGGCGGTAAAGTGAGTGCGCCCCTGGCCAGAGGTGAGGGACGAGTTGATGGTAAGTTGAACGCCATCAACTGCGGGAAGTGTGAAGGTAATAACTTGAGCCGAAGAGGCCGCGATAAACGATGTGGTTATGTCGGCGCAAAAGTGGTTTGCTTCTCGCCAATAAGCCCCGATGTTTGAAGACAGGACTTGCATGGTCGCCGAGTTATAGATTGGCGTGAATGTTCGGCGCGGTAAGGATGCAACGGGGTTTCCCGTCACTGAGGTAAAATCTGAGACTGCCATGTTTATTCCCCGATCATTACGTTAATTGTCGCGCCCGTGCCACTAACTGCGGTCGGATTTGCGCGGTAATAACCCCACGTTGGAACGGTAACTGTGCCCCCATCAACGGCGGTTGTTGTGCCGGACAGGTTAAAAGTGAGCGCCGTAATAGCCGAGCTTGCAAGCTGCGGGTTATTTGTGACTTCAATCTTAACCGTTGCCGATACGGCACCAGTTCCTTGAACGTGCGCTTGTACTGTTTTTGGCCCCACTTGAGTTGGACCAAACCAATTGCCGGGTCCGGTCGCTGTGGCGTTTAGTAACAATGGACCAGTCTTTGTTGCTGGCATTTATCCCCCCTAAGAAAGTTATTTTTTACCTAAATAGTTCTCCGCAAAAGTAACGTACTCTTCGGTCTTTGGACTAAGCTTCTCCTGAGAGTAGGCCCATTTAAGAAACCCCTCAAGATCCTCTTTCGGAATCTCTTTAATCTTTTTACCCGTGTTCTTTCCAATCCCAATGACGTACTCGCCAGGGTTGTTATCCACAGAATCAACAGGGTTATCCACAGTCTCGTCGTCGTCATCTGAATCGGTCGAGAGAGAAAGCGGCAAGTCGTTATGAATGTCTGGATGCGGGGTCACTTCTCTGGGCTCTGAGGCTTGGAACTTTTCGGTAAGTTCTGCGGCTCTTTCAGATTCTCCCCGGCCTTTATTTATAAGTCCAACCTCTGACTCTTCGTAAAGGTTCTCGACTGTGGGATAGGCCATCCTTAGTGCGTGCGCTTCGGCTACCTTTTTAAGCATTGTGATTGGTGACTTTTTCCAGGTCGGGTTGTTTGAGTTGTACTCGCTAAAGAATACTTCGGCCTTAAATTCTGCGACGTGGCCGGCGACGAGCTTCTTAACCGTAGCCTCTGCCGAAAGCGGGACTGTCCCGTTCATCGTAACCGTCACAACACAGCCAAGATAGTTACCCGATTGATGGGCGATCTTTCTTAAGCCCGCAATCGAAGTGATGAGCGTAAGCTTTCCGCCCATAACCATACCGTAAATTTCTTTTGTGAACGGGTTAAGGTTCATCGCTTCGGCTTGCTTTAAGAAAAGAGAAAGCTCAGTGTCGTTAAGACCCTTCGCGTAGGTGTTACGAAGTAAATCTATCTCTTTCCCTGTAAACTTATCTGATTGAACAGTTGGAAGATTGCTCAAAGGATACTCCTTAAGTGTGTCATATAGTGGGGCATATCAATGTCTAGAATCTTTGCATCATATCGCCCCGGCCAGAGGCCAGACATGATGCAACGACCGATCTTTTCATAAAGGCGGGTGACGCATTTCATCGCCCGCTCTTTTGCTTCATCGTCCATTCTAAAAACAACACACTCATAAGGCGGGTCTTTCTCTTGAAAGATCCAGTAGTATTCCGTGATTGGTTTCTCAATTGCCGCACTCACAACCTGGATATAATGTGCGCCAGAAACATCATACCCGTAATTACCAATAGCTCGTTGGCAAGACTCAAGGTCGATAGACGCTGCGGTTTTATAGTCGACAATGTAGGCGCTTTCTTTTTCTCTCTCACCTTCTAAAACAATATAGTCAGGTCGCGCCTTATACTCAAGCCCATGAATGTCCACAAAAAAGCTGTTCTCTGGCTTTCCGTTATTGGTAATTCGGGGGACCAGTGAGTGTTTATAAAAAGCCTCGTACATCCCTTGGACCTGAACATACGCCGATTCTTTGAGGCAGATTTTCCCTTGGTTCTTTTCTTCAAACTCTTTCCATTCCTTTGTTCTCTTATCAACCTCTGGTCCACACACATATCGATCAAAGTTTTGTTCTAACACGGCGGCATGGGCGGCTTTACCTAAATCGAAAGCGTCAGATTCTTTAGACTTCATTCGTCCATCGATAGCCGCCTTGAACTTAGCCATCGATTGAAGAGCGTATTTAAGAGTCGTCGAACCGACAGCTTTATGCGCGTGATAGTCGGTGTCTGACATTTCAACAAAGGCTCTCAAGCAAACTCCCTTATTAAACGAGAAGCTCTAACAATTTTAGCTATCAAGATGGTCACTGAAACCATAACGAGAAGGGCTATGGCAAACACAATGCTCGCAAAAAAGAAGAATAAATCAGACAGTAGCCGCATTTTGTAGCTTCTTTCTATCGGGGTTGTACTGTTCGCCGGGAAGATAATCCTGAAAATCTTTAATCTTTTGCACGAGTTTATTAAAGTTTTCGTTCATAAACTTATCAAAGATTTGATCTTCAATCGGCTTTATACCTTTTCTTTGTGCATCAAAATATGAGTCATAGGTTGCCTTATTTGTGGCGTCATCGTCATAGCCCTTAAGAACGTGGCGATGTTCAACGATAACGTCCATCGCGATTCGCCAACAGCCGGTTGCGCGGCCAAGATTCTCCCACAAAGAATCAATATGCAGATGCTTAAGCTCTGGCGGGAAGATCGGAAAGCCGACAGCTTTTAAGAGCGGCATTGACCACGCCGTTGCGGTTGTGGCGCGAACAGGAGCGAGCCATCTGTCGTTAGAAGAGACAAAGTTTTTACCATCAAGGCGGCTTAAAAGTTTAACGTCCCACATATATGTCCTAAAATCGAAATCGTCGTTTAAGATTCCGACCCATTCCGAACCCTCAATTTCCGGCCACACTTCGCGGCACTTATCCCCCATGGTCACCGCCTCGGTAATCTTGTAATCCCAGTCGTCATTGGGGAACACACTCCGAAGCTCTAAGTATTGGCCTTCGTTCTTGAGCCAGTCGTTTTTATCAACAATGATAAGCCCAGGCGTGGTCGTGTCTTGTGCGCTCATGGATGGAAGGTCAAGGTCGCCCCCCTTGTATTGTGGTGCGCTCATAGAGCAAAGACAATGCCGAAGCTTTTCGATTCTGTTTAGGGTCGGTAACAGCCACATAGTTTACCCCTTCTTAAGTTTTTTCTTCACGATTGCAAGGGCTTCTTTTCTAAGCATCGTAATCGGCGGGCGCAAATTCGCAAGCGTACACTTAACGTCTAACTCGATTAGTCGCTTAAACGCGTTTCTAAACGCATTGACGCTCGCTTGGTCTGTCGTCTGTTCAAGCTTTGCGACTTCGTTCACAAGCTCATTTCTGTTTTTAAAAGCTGGTTTTTTTCCTGGCATTTGATCCTCACTTTGCAGTTTCAAGGGCGTCAGCGAATGGATACCCGCCAACCGTCCCGGTTGTTTTAATACAAGGCTTCATTCCTTTTGCGACCCCAAAGGCGCAGATTGCGGCGGCGTGTGGTGTGGCCATTGAAGTTCCGTCAAGGCTTTTCGTGCCGCCGCCAGGCCAGTTAGATACGATGCCCGTTCCAGGCGAGATAAATCTAATCTCAGGTCCTCGACTTGAGAACGAAGCAATCCGATCTCCTTGGTCACTTGCTGCAATTGCGTAGACAAGTGAGTTAGATCCAGCGAGTTTTGCTGGCCAGTTAACAGGTCCCGAGTCATTTCCTGCTGCGACGAAGACATAAATACCTTTCGCGGTTAGTTGGTTGATGGCTTGATTGATGAGCGGATCACTTTGAGATGAGCCCCATGAATTTGAGACAATCTGCGCGCCTTGCGCTCCACACCATCCGAGACACTGAGCAAGTGCCGAAGAGCTACCAGAACCTCTATCGTCAAGTCCTTTGCAAATGAGGAGTGCTGATCGAGAGATTCCCACTCCGCCGCTACCGGCGACAGTGCCCGATGTATGCGCTCCGTGGCCCTGGCCATCCTGTGCAGTTCCTTTTCCAGTGAAGTCTTTAGTTCCGACAATGTTTCCTCGATTCGGATGATTTAGGTCTGCGCCGGTATCAATTAAGCAAATTTTTACTTTGCTCGTATCAACTAATTTCATCGCCTCTTTTGCGTGGACCCTCGCTCGCCCCCAGCTCCGATCTTCCTCAACGGGAGTTGGAGTCGGTGTAGGACTTGGAGTCGGGGCCGTGCCAGGACACTCTATCGATTCACAACGCGAACAACTGAACGGAAAAATATGATGAACATATTCTTTCTGAATCACAACGTCGCTAGACTTTATGCTGACTGGTTCTTTATCAAAGACTGCGGCATTTAAACCCTCTAAGGTTTTACCGCCAGGAACAGAGAACGCCCTGACCCCAGGCTTTTGAATAAGCCCGCTCTTTGAGTACACAATCCATCGACCAGTCTCAGTTTTTGAGCGATCAACCTTTATTAGGTTCTCTTCCCTCTTGGCCAGGACCATTGCCGCAATCGCCGCGGCCACCAGTAGGGCTATCGCCCCGAGCATTAACCATTTGTCTAATCTCATTGTCTAACCTCCCTAAAATAAATAAGACCCCATCATAAAACCCACGGCGAAGATCACAGTGATTGACCGAGTACGATGACCGCGGGTTGCCAACTCGGCTGTTTGCATATTCATTGGCCAACTTCCATGCGAGATCCTCATTCATACCTAGCCGGCCACAAATGTATGGGTCCCAGAATGGCTTAGACGCACTCCGGTATGAATGTGAATGTCGTAACCTATCTCCCTGACTTTATTGCAGAAAGCCCAATCTTCTGAATAGTACACCGCGTCAATTGGCCCCCCATCAAAGAAGCTCCAATGCGTTTCTACCTGGCCCGTGCCGGGGTTTGGGTAAAGGTATTCGGGCGCGGTCTCTGCCAGTTTTAATAGCACCTTTCTATCGATGCATAAAAATGCAGTCCCAGTAAAGGGCACCTTAACAATCTCAGAGCCATGCCCCGATGCCATCTTTATCGTCCCCTCTAGGGTCCGAAGTGACCTTGTAAAATACTTTTCGTCCTCTAAGAACGGCAGATAGTTAAGCGACGTTTGAAAGTTGTTCGGGAAATTTGGATAAGTTTTAAGCGGCACAACCCCGCCAATCACTGGATGCGGGCTCATTGCGATAGCTTTAAATTGTTCAAACGTCCAGCCGGTGTCGGCGTCGATAAAGAAAAGCTTGTCGTAATTCTGGGTGAGCGCGACTTGAGCGCAATGATTTCTAGCCCTTGGAATCAAAGCCTCACCTGACATTGTGTAAACCGCAACGTCCATTGTGTGTTGATGTAAGGCTTGAGCAAGACCCATTTGATGCTCTGGCGATTGCGGATTAAACCCGCCAGGAACATTAGCCATTAACTCTCTTGCCATTTGTTGCTTATGCGCGATTGATGCGTTGTTTGTATCGAGCATTGATAAAAAATATTGAACTGTCGTCATGCCAAGAGCGCATGGCGTACCGACTAAAATTCTCATTCGTCCCCTCTTAATGTGATGTGAAAGCTGCGGTTGATTTTATTGTGGATCGCGCCACGCCAAAAAAGGTCTGGCTCGTTCTGGACATAGTGCTGAAGCGGCGGTACATTTGATTCTGGCTCTGTGATTTCGCAAATAAAAGCGTCATCGCTAGACCCAAGGACCACAGCCCTATCTTTTGGGTACACTAAAACCCCAGGCCATAAATGGTCGCATTCGCCGAAAACTGGAGGCCAAGTCCCAGGCGGGTTCTGTCTTGAAAAGAAAGCTAAGTCCTCTTCGGTCCAATTAATAAGATAAGGCGTCATCAAACAGTGTTGAACCGCGATGATTCCATTAGGCCGACGACGCCAAAAGATACCGCCAATGTACCCATTGATTCTATCGCCGGTAACTTCGGCTTCGGTAAAAGACCTATGAGCATTGTTCAAGGAAAGCTTTAAGAGTCTCGCGTTACTTATTGAATTCATTGGGCCAAATCGATTTGATTGGCGGGCTAATTCATCAATGATTGATGGCAAAACTCGCATATGAAAAACAAAAACCACGCGGTCTTTATATTCGCCGGCTTGCAAGATGTTCGCGATTGAATCGCCACCAAAGATTGTGTCGGGCGGGGCGAGTAGCATTCTAGAGTTTGTCTCTAAGCACTTTCTCGCCGAGATTTTAAAAGCCTCGTTCAGCATGACCCCGGTATCAGATAAATATTTAGAATCAAGATCATTAAGAAACGGAGTCAGGTCATTAAGGACTATGTTTATGCCGACGTCTTTCGCAATGTCCGCCACAACCGGAAAGTCTTCGGCCTTTGTCCAAATGTCCCAATGGGCCACGACATCTTGAAGAGCGGTCTTGTTTTGAATCCAACAAAGCGACGGCACAAGAGCGTTCGCAAATAAATCGATGTGCTTTTGACCCCAAAAGGCCGAGTAAAGCCTGACAGTTTTTCGCATTAATCCCCCGGACTCTCAAAAAACTAGACGCCTCAAAAAAAATACGCAACGATTAACTCACTTTTTGAGGGGGTGTGTTATCAAACCGCAATCATGCAAGGCGAAAGGGAGAATCGGGCAGAAGCGTGTTGCTCAAAAAATAAGCGAAGCGTTTGACTTACCAGAAACCGATGTTAAGAGCTTACCCATGGGGTCCCCTGGCGCGGACATTTGGCTATCTCAGAAAGCAAGAGAGTCATTTCCGTTTGAGGTTGAGGTTAAGAACGTGGAAAAACTAAATGTTCATAAGGCTTTTCAGCAAGCCATCCAACACTGGCAAAAGGCTGGCGAGTATGACCCGCCGTCTTATCCGCTATTAGTCCACACAAAAAACCGTGGGGAATTACTTGCCACGCTACGTTTTGATGATTTACTTGAGTTATTAAAACGGGTCCTGCCGTGACCGCTCTTAGCTTTAACCGAGAATGGAGTTAAGGGCGGTTTTTTATGGGCACAAATAGAGCCGAATATCAAAGAGCCTGGAAAAAGAAAAACGCTGAAAAGGTACGCGCTTATCAAAAGCGGCATCGTTTAAAGCACAAAGAAAAGAAAAAAAAGTACGATAAAGAATGGCGAGAGAAAAATAAGGAGAAACGAAATGCACAAGCTCGAAGAGAGTATGCCAAAAGGGCAGACCATTACACTTCCAAAGTCCTTGAGCGTCTCGACAGAAAAAACCCAGCCCGAATTATTAGACGGCTCACAAAACAATTCAGGTCTGGCGACATTGACCGCGATGAACTCATTAACGGAATCCACAAGGCACTTGATAAATCGCATGAAAGTAACGAATGACGCGAAAGACTTATGCGCTCTTGCAAATTCAATAGCTCAAACGGTTCAGGTTCAAGTCAATGTGGTAAAGTTAGCTCGGGAGTTAACTAACAAATGACATATTTTGATATTTTCTTTGGGTTTTTATCGATAATCCTTTGGCTCTGGATCTTGTTTCGAGTCGTTATAAAAATCTTAGGCTCTGGCCCATTTTTACAGAACTACAAACAACAATATACTTTAAGGATGCATGATGGCGGGTATTCCGGGACTCACGAAAAATATCAGAAGAAAAGTGAAGATAGTTTGCCCGAGGTGCCTAGGCACTGACTTCAAAGTTTTTGAATACGATGGGCGCTTTGGATGGTCTGGCTATTTAATATGCCCTTGCGGATACCAAGCCAGGTCAAAACAAAGGACAGTTACTCACAAATAGTTTCGGTCAAGGCCGCGGCATCAAGACTTTTAATTGTCGTGCAACCGTTCGAGCAAGTAACCCTTGCTGATTTTAAATCCTGGCCGTTTGAAAAGGTAAATTGAAGCGGAAACGGATCTTCAACGCAAACCGTCTCTTCTGATTTTGGTTTATCCGCGCAAGCCACAAGGAACAAAGTTAAAACAAGAACGTATCTCATTTCCTTGACCTCAATTTTAAAAGCTGAATTCTAGGTCTAAAGTCGTGGCATGGTATTTCGACGCCGCCGACAACCACAGAGCCGACCAATTCCTTTTCGCAAAAGTTTGCCATCGCGCCAGTAACCTTATAATTTAAACCTTTTAGGGGGTATTCATGGCCGGCCAACCCAAGATCCAAGGATTTAAATACGATAAGCGCGGAAACCCAACCCATTTTGGATACCAAAGGCCCGGAGAAGAAGAGATTTTTTACGTGCCGATTGAAGAACCTCAAGACACCGCGGAATATCTGCAAGAAAAGGTCGGTTGGGGTTTTGACTACGCATCGATCAAGGCTATTCGTGAACAACTCGCGAAGGGTAAATAGATTTTTAAAAGCTGAGAGCTTATTTTTTGAATCGACTTTCATCTTAATTCGCACATTTTGAGCTTTAAAAGTTTCACGCATATTTAACTTATCGGCCAAAACCAGTAAAAACTGGAGTCCTATTAATAAAGTTGGCCTAGGGTTTTTGCGGCCCCTAGGCCCTGGTTTGTTCAACCGTCCAAAGACCCCGCCGCATCGGTTCGATAGGCCTTTGTGACAACCCTCAAGAAAGGAGTCGAAAGACTAAACTTGAGAGTCATCCTTAAATAAATCTGCGAGCATTAAGTCCATTAATCTTGTTTGATCTGCTTTTATATCTTGAAACTTGTCGACAAAATAGCTGAATAAATAAGCCCGAACCCTAAAATAAACCGCGTCCTCCATGTCTGACATCTTGGGCTTAAGCTTTAGGCCGCCACGAATAGCGGCCCTTAAAGATTTTGGCTGGTCGTTATTCATTCGACCCTCCTGTGGCTTTGGCGATAAGTTCACGCGCCTTTCGTTGAATCTCTAGTTGTTCGGTTCGCGTGATAACATCCTTATGGCTTGTCGGAATAAGGCTTTTAATAAACTCAAACATTTCAGGCGAAGCGGCGATAAGGCGGGCGTCTGCGTCTGAAATACCTTCGCATACTCCGTGAATGTGCGGCGATGCGTTCGCAAGTAGACTTGCCTTTGGGCCGCCCTTTCTGATCGGTCCGGTCTCAATAAAGTGCCACGGCCCTTTAGTGTGTTTGGGGTTATTCATTAATTAACTCCTTTGTTTTGGCCTATCGACTAGGCCGTTTGTTCTTAACAATACAATCGGCGTGCCACGCCTAAACCTTTAGAGCTATTTTGAGATAATTGGCCTTGAATAACTTTCAGACAGATGACAAAAATTGAGACAGATGTCAGAACCTCGAAAACTAAGCGAAAACGAACTAGATTGGCTTATTGAAGATACTTATCAAGGCATTCCAATTAACGAGACCATCAAGAAACTAGACTTTAATGGCCGGCGTGAATTTAATCAGTTTTTAAAAGCCAATCCTGAAATAAAACAGATCATCAAAGAGGCCGAGATTGAGGCCTGTGATTTTCTCGAAAATGATCTTTTAAACGTCCATCGAAAGGCAAAGATGGACCATAAACTGGCCAGGGTTTTAGCCGATACTCTTTTGAGGGTTTTACAATTCAGAAAGCCAGAAAAGTACGGCAACAAAATCGATCTAAACATGAACGTAGTTTCGGTCGCCGTAAACTTAGAAAAGGCGAACGACAGGATCAAAGCCTTGATGCGAGATGTTACACCTGACGTCCCTGTTGTTTTAGAGGCTCCAAAGCCGGCAGAACCTTTAAAAGAAAAGCCTAAGAAAAGGCCTAAAAGCCCAATTTTAAAAGATCCAGGCCTAAAATCTGAACCGGATA